GATGTAGAAACCTATTTCAATAATCATCTCCAAAGCAAAAACGAATTAGTAGAAATCAAGGAAAGTGACTAAAAAGTCATATAAATAGAACTATGGCAATACGAAGATCATTCGCACAAGAAGATACTAACCTTAATACGGTGTCGATCACATCGACTCGTAGTAGGCAGTATACCGATATCGATTTGACATTCACTACCAAACCTTCTAGTGGAGACATCTATAAGAAGTTTGGTCTAAGTGCAGTGAAACAATCGGTGAAGACACTCGTGCTTACTAATTCTCACGAGAAACCTTTCAATCCAGATTTTGGAGTAAACATAAGGGATCAACTATTTGAATTAGCTGATAGAAAAGGATCATCTATGGTGCGAAGAAATATCATAGAGAGTATAGAAATCTATGAACCGAGAGCAGAGGTTCTGGATGTCAGAGTATCTCTACAACCAGATGTCAATCTTTTAGATGTAGTAATAAAATTCAAAGTGGTGAATACTGAGGAACAGGTCGAATTCACTACCACACTTTCAAGGTTAAGATAACATGG